AAAAAAGAAATGTACATAGATGCTTATAAGAAATGGGAGAATTACAAAGTTGAGAAACCTCAATCTGATGAAGAAACAGAAATAAAATTTAAAATAAATGATAATGTTAAAGGCAATATAATAAAAAAGTTTACTGAAGTTATGTAAGGTGAAAATATGAGAAATTTATTACTTAAAATAGGATTAAGAATGGGCTGGGTTACAAGCCCAAGTATCTTATTTGACTTAGCAATGTTAGGTGAGAAATCAACTTACTACGAAAAATACTATAAGAAGTATAAGAAAAGATGTAAATGGCTGTAAAGCCTTATTTTTATGCCTTTTTATAGTTTGTAGGCGTAAAAGAATAAACTAAAAACTATATTCAAGAAACGGACTTGTAAAAAGTGTAAATATAGGAGGAAATATGGAATTTAAAGAATTATTAAAAGCACAAAGCTTAACAGATGAACAAATAAATAACATTACTGCAAAGATGAAAGAAGAAAAAATATATACTACATCTTTAGAAAATGCAGACGAAAGATATACAAAGTTAAAAGGTCAAAAGGCTGATTTAGATGAACAAATAAAAGCTGCAAATACAACTATAACAGAGTTGAAGAAAAATAATAAAGACAATGAAGCATTGCAACAAACAATACAAGATCATGAAGCTACAATAGAAAATCTGAAAAAAGAATCAGCACAAAAGGATTTTAATTATGCATTAGACAGTGCATTAAAAGACAATAAATGTAAGAATGCTAAGGCTTTAAAAGCTTTACTTGATTTAGACAATATAAAATTTAATGAAGGTAAATTAGAAGGCTTAGAAGGACAATTAACTGCATTGAAGGAAAGCGATGGATATTTATTTGATACATCAAATCCAGCACCAGGAAATACTGGAGGAGCAGGCAATCATCCACGAGTTGGTGGAGGTGCTGGAGAAGTAACAAAGGCAGATTTAATGAAAATGCCTTACAGCAAAAGAGTTGAATTTTTCAACAACAATAAAGAAGAATTCAACAGATTAATGAATGAATAGGAGATGATTGATATATGGCAACAACAAAATTAGCAGATATTATAAACCCAGAGGTTATGGGTCCAATGATAGGTGCAAAAGTAGAAGCACTTTGTAAAATAACACCATATGCAAAAGTTGATACAACATTACAAGGTGTTCCAGGGGATACAAAAACAACACCAAGTTGGGAATACATAGGAGATGCAGAAGATGTAGCTGAAGGTGAAGAAGTCGGAACAGTAGGATTAAAAGCTGGGTCAACTACTTTTACAATAAAAAAAGCTATGAAAGCTGTATCTATAACTCAAGAATCTATTAATAGTGGATTAGGTAATCCAGTAGCACAAGCTGAAACTCAATTAGCAAAATCTATAGCTCAAAAAGTTGATAATGATGTATTAGATGCTGCTTATACTGGAACTAATAGAGTAGCTGGAGGTACATTAGCTGTAATATCTTACAGTGGTATAGTTGATGCAGTAACACAATTCGAAGATGAAGAAGATGGAATAGAAAAGGTTATGTTTATACATCCAAAACAAGAAGCAACTTTACTAAAAGATTCTAACTTTTTATCAGCTGATAAATTCACTGCTGGAGTAGCAGTAAACGGAGCTATAGGTAAAATAGCTGGTTGCTGGGTTAAAAAATCTAAAAAAGTTATGTTAGTTCAAGCAGAAAAAAATGACAGTGGGACAGTGACTATAACAGAAGATAATTTAGCTGAATATAAAAAGAAAACTTTAGATGGTTCTACTTTAAAAGTAGGCGATAAAGTTAATGCAGTGGCAGCAGCTAACCAATACTATTTAAATCCAATATTAAAAATGGAGCCAGACAGTCCTGAAACAGAATATACAGAAGATGAATTACCAGCAATAACAATCTTCCTTAAAAAAGATACTTCTTTAGATCATGAATGGTTCCCTAAAAAACAAATACATGATTTAACAACTGCTAAATACTATGGAGTAGCTAAAACTAACGATGCTAAAATAGTACTTGCTAAATTTAAAAAATAATAGGACGTGATTTAGATGGATGATTTAGAAATGCTAAAGCTAATTTTAAGGGAGAGTGATTCTCCCTTTTTTAGCGATGAACAACTCCAATTTTACGCAGAAAAAAATAACTATGACATAAATAAAACTGCTTATGAATGCCTTCTAGCCAAAGCAGAAGATGATAGTATTGCCTTACCAGGGGGATTAAGCTTGCCGAACAATAAAGAATACTGGTTAAGGCTTGCTAAAAAATACAGACCGAATGGAAGTAAGATCTTATGATAAATAAAGAAAAAATCAAATCGAAAGTTGAAAAAGCAATAAAAAAGCTCCCTTCTTTAGGAGTGGTTAAGCGAGCTTACACAAATGATTTTGGAGAAAAGTCAGACTTACTTGAATTAGTATGTGAAATAGAAGGCTTATATCATGAATCAAATAATCAGTATGGCCAAAGTATAACATTGCAAAATAAAGCAGAGGTAATAAAAGAAAAAAGTATATATTTTTTAGTTGTATACGATGAGACTGCGAAGCTTATACAGAAAGATGACTATATATATATAAATGGCTATAAATATCAAATTAAAGATATTGGAAATGTAAATAAAATGGATATTTATGCGGATATGAGATTACAAGAGGTGAGCTACGATGAGTAATTTTAGCATGAATATTGACGAGTTAATGGATATGTTAGAACAAAAAAGAAATAGAACAAAAGCAGCGCTTGAAATATATGCTAATAGCTCAGCTACAAAACTTCAAAATCACGCAAGAGTAAATAAACCTTGGACAGATAGGACACATGATGCTAGAAATAGACTTAATGCATCATGGGAATGGAAAAACGAGAATGTATTAAGTATTGCATTATCACACGGAGTTAATTATGGGATATATCTAGAAAAAGGAACATCACCACATGTTATAACAGGGAATCCTTGGTTGTATTGGCAAGGAGCTAGTCATCCTGTTAAAAAAGTCAATCACCCTGGTACAAGACCTTATCCAATTATAATGCCAACAATAAATGAAATAGGTCCACAGGTTATGTCTGGACTAAGTATACTTCTAAGGTAGGTGAGGTTAATGTTTCAGGATTTATATAGATTTCTTAGAACTGGCGGATTAAAAGTGTACTCACTTGGACAACAGGATAAAATTTGCACAGACCCATTTGTATTGATTTATGAAGCTGGAACAGAAGATACTTCAAGTAGTAAGAATCTAAAAAAAGAAAGCATAGAGTTATGGGTATTTTATCCTTTTAATGAATACTCAAAGGTTGAGGATTATATAAAACAAGTTGAAAATACAATAAAAAAATTCGGCAAACTAAGAAAAAATTATGATAAGTATGCAATAGAAATTGATAATGATATGAAAGCATATTATACAAAACTTTCGTATTTCAGATATGTATATAGAGAAGGAGGTAGATAAATATGGCAGCTACAGTAAAAAAGATAAATCAAATGCCACTATCAGATGTATCATTGGTTAGAGTTGTAACTGAAACTGATATTTTTAGTTTCAAAACTTCTGATGAAATTTCAACAGAAGAAGTGGTTTCAGAAGGCGAAGAACAAACTCTTAAGCTAAAGGGTGAAATATATGCAAATAGAGAAGCTAAAGATACTGTACTTGGTTATGACTTAACTTGCAAAGACAATGTAATGTGTCCTGAGCTTCTTAAAGTTATTCAAGGAGGTACTATCGAATACGATACAGATGGAAAAACTTTTAAAAAATATACAGCGCCACCAGTAGGACAAAATGCATCAAAAACATCGTTTGATGTTGAAGTTTATTCTGCAGAAGTAGGAACAGATGGAGACACTGGAAACTTTTCAAAAGTGACATTCCCAAGTTGTAAAGGAAAATCAGTGCCTTTAAGTTTTAAAGATGGTGAATATTATTCAAATGAATATACTATTCAATCAAGACCAGAGAAAGGAACTGCACCTTATACAATAGAAAAAGTAACTGCTTTACCAAATGATACAGTATCAGAATGAACAAATGATATAGAAGAAAATAAGATTGTAGAAGAAAATAATGTTATAGATGAAATAGACCTCTCTAAATAATTTTAGAGGGGTTTTTATTATGAAAGGAAATAGATAATGGAAAATTTACAAGTAACAAGTTTAGAAAAATTAAAAAGAGTAAAACAAACTCAGATAGTAAGTTTAGGTAAGTTTGAAGATGGAACAGAACTTATAGCTGAGCTAAAAAGACCAGATATGCTAGCTTTTATAACAGAAGGTAAAATACCTAATACTCTTTTACAAGAAGCAGCAGAAGTATTTAACGGGAAAACTGAAACTGTAAACAAAGCAACTATAGAAGGAGATGTTACAGCTTTAAAACAGTTAGGAGAGCTATTAGAGTTTTTATGTGAAGAAACATTAGTAAATCCAAGCTATAAAGAAATAAAAGAAATAGGTATAACGCTACCACTAGAAATGAAAACAACAATTCTTACTTATGTTCAAGCTGGAATTGACGGGCTAAAAAGCTTTCGTAAAGAGCAAGAACGTATTGAGAATAATCAATCAGTCGGAGAAATATAGAAGATTACCAAGTGAAATAGCAAGAATAAAAGATGAGTACGTGGCTTTTTGCTTTGATGAAGCTTGTATGTATATATCATGCCAACTTGAAGAAAAGAAAAAACCACGATGGAGTGAAGATCTAATAGACCAAGAAACAGGAAAGAAAAAAACATTTATATCAGAAGCATGGAAAAAACAAAGAAAGGAGGTTAAATAATGCCGGATACAAACTTAGGAACTGCAACAGGCTATTTAAATCTTGATATACAAAACTGGAATAATGCATTAGATGATGCTAGAGAAAGTTTACGAGAGTTTGAAAATAGTTCTAGTTCTATGGGTGATACATTAAGAAATACACAACAAGCTACAAATGGAGTAAGCGATGCATTACGAAGTACAAGCGATTCAGCTAGTAGGGCAAGAAGCGCTTTTGATAGTGTTAGACAAGTAACTAGCAGTACAAGTAATGCCTTTGACGATATTACAAGTTCAGCATCTAGAACTAGAAGTGAATTTAGTAGAACAACTCGTGAAGCTCAAAGATTCGAAAGACAAATGCAAAGACTAGAATATGAGCTAGGCGGAGAAGTACCGCAAGCGACACGAGAAGCATATCAAGAAATGTATAGGCTTAGAGGTGAAGTAAGAAATGCAAGAAGATACTACGGAAGCTATTCACAAGAAGCTATGCAAGCGAGAAATGCAATGACAGAGTTCGCGCTAAGTTTAGATGACAATACATTTAGACAGATTTATATGAGAGGACAATTAGGCCTTACAGAGAGACAGCTACAGACACAAGCTAATAGTATAAGACTTAACGCGAGAATGACTAGCTTAATGGGAGACCAAACTCAAATATTAACACAACGTATGCAAGGTTTACAAGACCATGGAATAAGACCTGAGATGTTATTACCCCCATCTACACCAGGACAATTTAGGCTTTTATCAGAAGCTATGGACTTAGGAGTTTCACCGCTAAATCGTCTATCAAGTGGGTATAGAAGATTAGGTGGTAGAGTTGAAGGAGTTATAAAAAAATATTCAGCTCAAAAAGTTGCAGTAAGAGCAGCACAAGGCTCAATGGTAAGATACGGATTGATAATGAGAAACTTAACGACTGGGACTGCTAACTTAGGACTTGCAATTCCTATTGTTGGAGCTGCCGCAATTGCTGCTTATGGAGTGTTATTTAGTGCAGCTATGAAAGCGGACGAAGGATTACAAAAACTATGGGATACTACAAAAAACAAATTAGCAAAAGCTTTCGAGCCTTTAATAGAAACTGCCGGGCAAGTCTTAGAAGTAGGGATGAAAGTTGTTGGAGTAATAGCTGACTGGATTGCAAAATTTAATGAAGCACATCCAATAATTGCAAAAGTAGCTAGTGTAGTTGCATTGTTAGCTCCCGCAATGACATTATTATTATTACCTCTTTCTATGGGCGTAGGATTATGGAGTGGTTGGTTGGTTGCCCTCAATGGTGCTTGGACCATGATTGGCGGAGTTGTGGCAATGATAGGAACTGCTACCTCGACATTTTTTGCTTTTGCCATACCTATTGCCGCAGTAACCGCTGGACTTATTCATCTTTATAAGACTAATGAAACATTTAGAACTACTGTAAATAATGCTTGGCAATCGGTTAAGGAAAAAGCTGCAGATGTATTCGGAACACTTGAAAAGTATTTTACAGAAACTATTCCGAACGCATATAAAAAAGGTGGTATAAAAGGAGTTTTAGATCAATTCGCGGATACATTCAAAAGCGGATTAGATAAGGTAAAATCATCACTACCTCAATGGCTAGAAAACGGTAAAAGTATGGCTAGTAACCTTGCACAAGGAATTAATCAAGGTTTACCAGCTTTACAGGCAAAAGCAAGCGAAATGATATCAAACTTAGTAGCAGGAGTTTTAAAAGTAGCTCCAAAATTAATAGAAACTGCAGGACAATTAATTCAAGCATGGTTAAAAATGTGGAGTAACAATGTAACACTATTTTTAGATGCTGGATTTAAATTACTTGAAATGATTATGCAAGGTATAGCACAGGCATTACCAGTGTTAATCGAAACTATAGTAAACGTTATATCTACAGTAATAAATATTATAGCTGAGAATCTACCAAAAATAATAGAAGCGGGAGCATACATCATAACTGCGCTTGTAAATGGTATAAGTCAAAACCTACCAGCTATAGTTGATATAATAACAAATACTCTGAGTTCTATAGTGAATATCATATTAGAGAATCTACCGCTAATAATTGAAGCAGCAGCACAAATTATAACAACCTTAGCAGTTGCATTGATAGAAAATCTACCAACATTATTAGAAGCTGCAGTAAAATTAGTTATTGAAATTGCTAGATGCATATTAGAGAATTTACCGCTAATAATTGAAGCTGGTATCCAACTTGTAATAGCATTAGGACAGGCAATAATACAAGCATTACCACAGATAGTTGCAGCAATTGGAGAGCTATTTATTGGAATCTTAGAAGTAATTGCGGAGGAGATAGGTAAATTAGGCCAATTTTTATTAGATAAAGCTATGGAAATAGTCCCTCAAATTCAAAGTAAAATATCAGAACTATGGGAACAAATAAAGATAACGGTAACAGAAAAAGCTACAGAGTTATGGAATTCTATAACACAATGGGCAAATAGTGTATATAGTAGCGCATCAAGTTGGATTAGCAATTTGATATCATCAATAGGTACGTGGTTAAGTGGCTTACCAGGAAAAGTAGGCTATGCATTAGGGTTTGTATTAGGAGCCATAACTAGCTGGGGAATTAATACATATAACTATTTTGCTACAAATATACCGATGTGGATTAACTCAATAGGAAACTGGTTCTCTCAATTGCCTTCCAAGATAGGTAAATGGCTTACAGATACATATAGCAGAGTAACTCAATGGGGTAGTAATATGTTATCAAAAGCGCAAGAAACTGGTAGTCGATTTATAAGTAATACTATAAATTGGTTTCAACAATTACCAGGAAAGGTATGGAATTTCCTAAGCAATACTTACAGCAAAGCAACTCAATGGGCATCACAAATGATTGCGAAAGCACAACAAGCTGGAAGTCAATTTGTAAGTAAAGTAGGAAGTGCATTATCAACATTGCCAGGGCGAGTATGGTCATTTTTATCTAGCTGTATATCAAAAGCAATTAGCTTTGCATCGCAATTTGGAGCGCAAGGTCAAAAAGCAGCTAATGATTTTAAAAATAAAATAATAAACGGAGTTAATTCTATCCCTGGCAAAATGGCAAGTATAGGTAAACAAATAGTACAAGGTATATGGAGAGGTATATCTGGAGCTGGAAGTTGGCTTAGAACTCAAATATCTAATTTTGCCAGTGGAGTAGTAAAAGGATTCAAGGCTGGATTTAAGATTAATTCACCAAGTAAAATTATGCGAGATATAATCGGTGTTGGTATAGTAGAAGGTATTGGTGTCGGGATAGATCAAGAGGAAAATAGTTTGCTTGGAAAAGCTAAAAATCTAGCTAATAGTGTAGTTGGTGTTATGAATAACAATGCAACTACAATGGATTTAATAGGTACTGCTAAAGGATTAACTGGTAATATTGGTGCTGTAACTCAAACAACACAAAATAATACAAGTAATGCTATAAATATAAATATAAATAATCCTTGTATAAATGATAAAATAGATATAGAAACTCTAGCAAATGACCTAGCATTCTATCTAAAAAGAAAAAAAGTATTAACAGTATAAGGAGGTGTAGAAATGGAATTTACAGAATATAAAGACCCGATAGTTTTATATTTAGACGATAAACCGAGTACAGATTATGGAATAAAGGTGTATGAAAGTAATATCCTTTCTGCGCCTTCTAAAAAATTAGAGTTTGTTGAAATAGAAGGAAGAGACGGAGCACTAACAATAGACAATGGATATGAAGATTTTGTATTAACACTTGGTTGTGTGCTTGTAAATAATAATAGCAAAGTTGAAACTACTCCAGCATTAGCAAGAAGGGCAAAGAAATTCCTTCTTAACGGAGCAAATAGAAAGATACAATTAAGTGAGGACATGGGTTTTTATCTATTAGGGACTTATAATTCTGATGTTGACATAGAAGAAGCAATTGAAAACTTTGGATTGTTCCAGGCACAATTCAGATGCAAGCCTTATAGATTCTCTAATAGTAATAAAACAGTAGAGATAACTACTAAAAATACTGTAATAAAAAATGATGAATATAAAACCAAGCCTGTTATTGATGTGTATGCAACAGGAGACATAACTATCAATATAAATAATCAAGAAGTTGTTTTAAAAGCCTTAGAAGGACATATACAACTTGATTGTGAAAAAATGAATGCAACTACTGTTAATTCGCTTGGAAAAATAGTAAATGCAAATCAGAAAATGTATAGTGATTTTCCTGTTTTAGAAGAAGGTAATAACAATATAACTTGGACTATAGGAACAGGCGCTAGTTTTACTAAAATAATAATAAATTATAGAATGGCGGTGATATAGTGATACCAAGAATTTATGATAACAGTTTTACAACGTATGAAAGCAATGGATTAGGTTTATTGGTAGATGCTATATCTTGCCAAGTTGAAGAAGAGTCTAATGGAGATTTTGAGTTGACACTCGTATATCCTTCTGATGGCTCTTTTTTTTATACATTAAAACAAGATAACCTTATAAAAGCTGATGCATCGGATAACTTAAAAGGGCAGCTTTTTAGAATAGATACAATATCAAAACCTCTAAATGGCCAAGTGACTGTATATGCAAAACATATTTCATTTGATTTAGCTAAAAACTCTTTAAATGAGGATGTAGCTGAAGAAAATATAAAGTGTGAAAATGCTGGTAAACATATGCTTCAAAAATCTGATGCTGACAGTAGATTTTCTATTGAAAGTAATATAGAGATGCTTGGTAACTACAGCATGGATAGAAAAACAGATTGTTTGAGTGCTATAGCTGGGACAAGAGGTTCTCTTATAGATACATTCGGTAATGGTCCTAAGCTTCTTAGAGATAACTTTACAATATCCGTACTTACTAGAAGAGGTAAGGATGATAACACTCTTATAGCTTATAAGAAGAACATCACAGGCTTTACGTTAGAAGAAGATTATTCAGAAATAATCAATATTATAAAACCTTATGCTACTTATACAGAAGATGAAGTTGAAAAAACTCTATATATTGATGAAACAGGAGTAAAATCGCCAAGATATGTAGAAGGTGATATAGTAAAAAGTCAATGGATGGATTTTTCAGACAAATTTGACGAAGATGAAGCTCCAACAAAAGAAAAATTAAAAAATCTAGCTGAAAAATATTTCAACGATAATAGCTGCGACCTTCCTAAAATGACTTATAAAATAGAATTTCAACCGCTTAGCCAAACGGAAGAATACAAGGAAGATGGATTAGCTGAACTAGAATATATAGGCATGGATGATAGTGTATATATAGCTAACAGCAAATATGGAATAAGAGACCAAGCTAGAGTTATAAAAACAACTTATAACGTATTAGCAGACAAATATATATCTATAGAATTAGGTGATCCAAAGACAACACTAGGCTCAATCATAAATAAAAATAATACTGACACAGTAACAAAAGATGAAGTAAAAGACATTGTAGATAAAACAAATAAAAAAGATTATCCTAATACATTACCAGCAGTACCAATTGTTACTATAGATAGAGCCGGATTTAAGACAGTTTCTCTTAGTTGGACTTTTGATAATAAGCCTTATTATTCTTATCAAGTTTATGCTAGTCAAGAACAAGGATTTAGCCCTAATGCATTTGACTTGATTTATGAAGGGAAAGGAAGTGCTTTTCTCCATGAGGTAGAATGCTCACAGACTTGGTACTATAGAGTAAGAGCGATTAATACTTATGGAAATGCTACGGATTTTTCAGAAGAAGTTAGTGCAACAACTACCAAAATAAGTGATGCTGCAGAATATTTTCAAGAAGCTGCGATAGAAAGTGCTTTGATTGGATCACTTAATGCTGATGTAATCAATGCTGGGAAACTTAAAGGTACTTTCATAGATGCAAGACAATTAACAGTGACAGATGGAAACGGAAACGTTACTTTTTCAATAGATAGTGCAGGTAATGTAAATATTCGAGCAACAGAATTTAGTCTAGAAGGCAAAACTATTAATTCTTATATTAACGATGTAACTACTGATATAACTGAACAGAAAGAAAGAATAGATAAAATACTTGAAGATGGTACATTAATACCTTCTGAAAAAAGGCAATTACAAATAATTTTAGATGATATAGTAGAAGAATATGCTGAAATCACAGCAAATGCCTTAAAGTACAATATAGCTTACAATGATTTTCAAACTGCATATAATGCTTTATATAATTACTTAACTGTAGATTGCAAAATAAACGACATTGAAATTACAACAAATGTGCATCAAGATACTTTGAAAAATTATTTTGAAAATTATTATACAAAAAGAGGAAATATAAACAATTTAATAAATGATGAAATAAATAGTAATATTGACGATAAATTAAGCAGTTCAGATTCTGAAGCAGTATTTAATGCTCTTACTAAAAATGGAACAATACAAGGGTTATATATGCAAGATGGAAAACTTTATTTTAACGGTCAATATATTAATGCTAAAAATTTAAAAGTAATAGATTCAAAAGGAAATACTACTTTCTATATAGATTCAAATGGGAATGTAACAATTAATGCAACAGACTTTAGCTTAGAAGGTAAGACTATAGATGACTATGTAAATTCTCATGTAGTAGAAGTTACAGGAATTACAATGAAGAGAGTATCTATATCTTACTATATTTCTACTTCACCTACTCAGTTATTAGGAGGTAGTTGGTCCACAACAAAACCTACTTGGGTAAGTGGGAAATATATATGGCAAAAAACAGTAACTACATATTCTAATAATACAACAAGCGAATCAGAACCAGTTTGTATAACAGGACCAAAAGGTGAGCAAGGTACTCCAGGTGGTAAAGGCGACCAAGGTGTGTCTATTACTAGAGTAAGTAACAGATATGGCAAAAGTACATCTAAAATAGACCCACCAACAACTTGGTATACAAGTTATCCGGAATGGGAAAGAGGTTATTACATATGGACTAAATCAATAATCTATTATAGCGATGGTACAACAACAGAAACTACACCTTATGTAGATACTTCCTGGGAAGGCATGGCAAATCTTGTAGATAATAAAGTTGATAACACACAACAAGCAATATTTAATGCTCTTACAAACAACGGACAAGTACAAGGTATATATTTACAAAATGGAAAAGTTTATTTAAACGGAGAATATATAAAAACCAATAGTTTAAATGCATCTAATATAACTTTCGATGATTTAACAGGTAAAACTATAAAAGGCGCTAGATTTTTCACTGCACCTAAAGCAGGTGCGACTGACGGATATTTATTTAGAATTTATTCAGATGGTAGTGTTTATAGTTCTAAAACAATCCAAGTATATGGAGAAACTAATGATGGAAGTTATGCTCAATTAACTCCTGGCAAAGTAACTGCGACAGAATATTTACAATCGCCAGGACTTATTACAAGTAACAACAGTCTTTATTTTGGGATACAAGGATATACGCCACCAAATGATAACTCAACAAGAATGGTTAAATTGACAAGAGATGCAAATAATGAATATACCTATTTCATGCCTTGTTATAATCCTACAAGCACGAGTGGGGGTATAAGATTAGGCTCTACGAATGGATTTTGGAATGTTGTATATGCAACTAATGGGGTAAAAACAAGTTCAGATAGAACATTAAAAGAAAATATAGATTATTTAGATGGAAATTCTTCTATTGATTATGATGATTTATATAATTTTATAAAAAATGATTACTCATTAGCGACTTATAATTATATAGGAGAAAGCGAAAAAAGACTATCAGCTATAGCTCAGGATATGCTTGTAAATTCTGATGGAACAGATAATAAGGTCGGGCAACTAATTACTAATGCAGAAGAAGCATATAAAAATCAAGCAACACTAGCTATAGAGGAAACTCAGTTAGTAAATGTGCTAATTGGAGCACTAAAGAAGACAATGGAAAAAGTAGAAGAATTAGAAAATAAGCTAAATAGTAAATAGAAAGGGGATGTTAACTTGATTAAGTATGATTATGAAATAACTGTAAATGGAAATACAGCAAAATTAAATAAAGACATACATTTATTTAGAGAAAATAAGAATGTTCATTATTATTTTGCTATAAAAAATGCTTCTTTTAATTTTAAAGGGAGTACAGATTTAATCGAAAAAACAAACGCAATAAACGCAGCAGTAACAGTTATAAAACCGAATGGAGTAGAGGTAGCAAATGCTATAGCTCCAGTAGAAAATGGTAAAATACACCTAAAGGTAACAGAAGATCTAATCGATGAAGAAGTAGAAGTTGGAGATTTTGATTTAGTGTTCGACTTATTTGACGATGTTGACGGAGCAGTAACAATTCCAAAAGTAATAGGACAATTCCATGTACTAGAAAGACCATGCACAACTCCCATTTCCGAATTGGTAGCAACTAACACAACAAATGAAGTAGACCAGGCTCTAACGGATTATGCTATTGTTACTTATGCAGAGCCTGTAGCTTCTACAAATGCAGACGGAACTTTTGCTAAAAAAACATGGGTAGCAAAAGAAAAAATTACAACAGCAGAGTTAAACAGAATGGAAGAAGGTATAAGCGATGTTAGTTCGCAATGTAAAGATATTGCGAAACAAGTAGGTACAGAAACATTAAACACAACAGCACAAGATTTAAAAGGCGCAATAAATGAGGTTTTTCAATTAGTTGCTAAAATATTAGGCTCAACTGTAAAAATTAATTCATTAAGTAAATTATCTGATTGTAAGTTTAAATTAATTTCTTCTACATCTAATGCGAGTTATAATTCAACAACTGAAGCTGGTAAAAATTACAATGATGACTCTTGGGATAACATATCTATACCACACGATTGGAGTATATATAATTCATTTAATTCTAATTCTCCTTCAGGATATGAAGGTGGATATTTAGATGGGGGAGATGCTTGGTATAGATTTAAATTAAAAACTGCTAAATTAGAAGGGCAAAAAGTATATATTTATTTCGATGGGATTTATATGGAAAGTGATGTATATATCAATGGAACAAAAGTTAAAAGTAATAAATGGTATAATCCTTTCTATGTAGAAATAACTGATTACGTACAATATAATAACAATGATACATTAGCAGTATTTGTTAGAAATCAACAACCTAGCTCAAGATGGTATAGTGGAAGTGGTATAATCAGAAATGCTTATTTAGTATCTGCAAATGATGTTGAAATAGGAATAAACGATATTAATATAACAACTCCGACACTAGAAACTGATGTAAAAACAAATATTGCAAATACAAAAATAGATATAAAAATTAACTCAACTACAGTTAAGACAATAAATTTAATAAATGAAATATATTTTAATAATTCTTTAGTAGAATCAAATACAAAAGAAGTAGCTTTAAGTATTGGAGATAATTCAATTTCTGAGTATATACAAATAAATAATCCTTCTTTATGGGATGAATATAATGGTAATTTATATACGTTGAAAACTTATATAAAAATAGGTGTAGAAACTTATTATTCTACCGAAACTAAATATGGATATAGATATTTTAAATTTGATAAAGATACTGGATTTTGGCTTAATGGTAAAAATCTTAAATTAAGAGGTGTATGTATGCACCATGATTTAGGTTGTTTGGGGGCTGAAGTTAATAAATCTGCAATAGAGAGACAAATTGATTTACTAATAGATATGGGGGTTAATGCAATTAGAATCACTCACAACCCAGGAAGTTCTGAATTTTTAAATGTTTGTGCTAAAAAGGGTATTTTAACTATAGAAGAAATGTTCGACTGTTGGGCCACTGCTAAAAAAACATATGATTTTGCTAGATATTATAATACTTATGCAAAAGACGTTATAAAAACCACAATAGAGAGAGATAAAAACAACCCTTCAATAATCATGTGGTCAATAGGAAATGAAATAGTTAATGAATCTGATGTAATGACTCGTGAGTTAGTTACATGGGTAAAAGAAGTAGATACTGAAAGGATGGTTACAATGGGGGAAAATTATCCTACACAATCAACACATCAAAATTGTATGAAATATTTAGATGTTGTTGGTGTTAATTATGGTAATTCATCAGTATATTCTTCTGTTAGAACTGCTATGCCTAATAAACCTATTTATGGCTCTGAAACAACTTCAGCTTTGTCATCCAGAGGTATTTATACTAAAGATGATAAAAATAAACAATGCCCTAGTTTTGACGATTTCACAGTAAGTTGGGGAAGCTATGCAAGTGATGCACTTAAACTACATATAGATGATATTAATTATTTAGCAGGTATGTTTGTATGGACTGGATTTGATTATATAGGAGAACCTACTCCATTCAATGCTTACCCTAGTAAATCTAGTTATTTTGGGATTTATGATACTTGTGGATTTCCAAAAGATATAATGTATATGTATCAATCAAGATGGGCTACATCTCCAATGATTCATATATTACCACATTGGGATTGGACAGATGGAAATATAAAAGTGTGGTTATATTCAAATTGTTATAAGGTAGAATTATTTTTAAATGGTGTAAGTTTAGGTGAAAAATTACAAACTAACATAGGTAATAAATATCAATTTGAATATTCTGTTACTTATACAAAAGGTACTTTAGTTGCTAATGGATATAATCAAAATGGTGATATTATAGCACAGGATATAATATATACTTCTCAAGGTACTCCAACAACAACTAAATTATCTAGTGATAAAACAAATGTCAATATAAATTCAGACGATTTGATATTTATAACTTGTGATTTAGTAGATAAAAACGGAGTGGTTGTACCAACAGCAAATAATAAAATTACTTTCACGGTAGAAGGTGGAATAATTATAGGTACAGATAATGGTGATGCTACTTGTGTTGAAAAATATAGAACAAATATAAAATCAGCATTTAACGGAAAAGTTTTGTGTGTTGTAAAACATAATGGGGTAAGTGGAAATATGATTATAAAAGCAAATGGTGATAATTTAACAGAACAATCGATAACTATAATCAAGGGAGATAAAACAGTTTTAAAACAAAAAACTAAGCAAAATTTTATAGATGCTACAAATCCAACTATATATGATTATCCTGGAGTTATTAAAAAATATACTATAACAAATAATTTAACTAATTGTGTAAATTCAAATACAATAACTACAATAGAAGAAAATGGTAGCTATTCAGGTACTATAACTGCCAAAAATCTATATACATTAAATAATATAACAGTTACTATGGGAGGAACAGATATAACAAATACATCAGTTTCACATGGAGTAATAACAATTAATTCTGTTACTGGAGATATAGTAATAACCGCTAATGCAATTATTACAGATAATGATAAATTAGTATATTCGTTACCTCAAACAACTACATTTAATGGCATAAGTGATTATATAGATACTGGAGTACAATTATTTGATACTGATAAAGATTTTACTGTATTTTTAGATTTTATGAATGGTGAAGGCAATGTAGATGTTAAGCAAAACACAATTCTTCATTGTATGAAAGAACAAAACCCTTATTATGGATTATCTATTAGACCTCTTACATCAACAGAACATATAAAAGTTGATTATTATGGAAACGTTGACCTAGATAGTATTATTATTAGTAAACCTACTAAATTAATAATAACACATACAAAAACTAGTAATACCATAAATCTTTATTCTAATAATAATGTTACTGGTATAGAGTTGTCAGCTACTTTAACATATCATGCAATAACTCAAAATATAATATTAGGTGCTTATCAAGATGTAAATGGTAATAAAGGAAGATATTGGAATGGAACAATAAATCAATGTAAAATATGGTTCGGCGCATTAACAAATGATGACATAAATACATTATTAAATTAAAATATTACAAGGATTTTTTTAATACCCACTTAGTTCGCAATTTAAAAATATTGCGTACCATTTTCCCTATGTAGGAAGAATGGTATTTAAATCATTTTATAGTATAATAACTGTAAAGGGGGTGAAAAAGATGTAAAATGTGAGAATACAAGAATAAAAACTATATATAATTAAAAAAACTAAATCTATTTTTAAAAGGACTGTAGCGGTACAGTCCTTTTTTATATAAGAAAGGAATTTTGCATGAATGATGAATGGTTAAAAGACACACTAAAGAGACACGATGAAAGGCTGCAAAGACATTCTGAAAGAATAGACAAACTAGAAAATACACAGTCTGAAATGGCAGTAAAAATAGAAAATCTATGCAATACCATAGACAAATTAGCAAGCAACTTAAATAAACTAACTTATGCAATTATAACAGCATTGGTTAGTTTTTTCTTTTATGCAATACAAAATAATTTATTTAATTAATAGGAGGTAGTTATGTTTGATTTAAATTTATTAGGTAGCTATTTAGTTTTAGTAGTAGTAGGTATTTGTGTATGTGTAGGATATGTTATAAAAACAAGTTTTAGTTTTATAGATAATAAATACATACCTTGCATCATGGCACTTTTAGGATGCGCTTTAAACATATGGATAGCTGGATATGTAAGTCCAGAAGTTATACTTGGTGGATTATTTTCAGGGCTTGCATCTACAGGCTTACATCAAGCTTTTAAGAACTTGATAGAAAAATAGATATAAATACTTTATAAGGTGACTGTAAGGTGCTTAGGAAGTGGATAGAAAGGTCGATTTTTTAAGCATCTTTTATTTTCAGAAAAGGAAGTGTTATTATGAGTAAAAAATATTTAGTAGCTATAGATGCAGGACATGGCATGCATACAGAAGGTAAACAATCTGTTCCAATGTCAAAAAATTTATACATAGATGGTGAATTAGTCAGAAAAAAAGGAAAGATCATTAAAGAAAATGAATGGAACAGAGGTGTAAGTGAATACTTATCAGTTGCACTAAAAAGATGTGGTATAGATACAATGTTTATAGCTGATATGACAGGTAAAACAGATATACCACTTAATATGAGAGCATACAAAGCTAATGCAGCAAAAGCAGATATATTAATTTCAAATCACTATAATGCGATAGGAAGCTGTGCTAAATGGCAAAGTAAAATTAAGGGATTATTAGTATTAAGAACTAAAAATTGTTCTGAAAAATCTATAAAATTAGGAAAATTAGCAGTTAAGCATCTTAAAAAAGACATAGACTATGAATATAGTTATGGTTTAATGCGCGATGTAGATATGAGTGGATTTACATTAGCTATACTTAGACAAACAACAATGCCAGCAATATTAATCGAGTATGGTTTTATGGATTATTGGAATGAAGCAAAACTTATGCTTGATAAAAAACATCAAGAAAAATGTGCTGAAGCAGTTTGTAAGGCAGTATGTGAATATTTCGGAGTAACTTATATAGCAGAAAAGCAAGGAGCTAATAAAACTAAGTACGTTAGAATACTAAAGGATATAAACATACATAGCAAACCAGATTTTGATGCTGCTAATGTAATAGGTAAAGTTACTGCTGGTGGAGCTTATACAATTGCAGAAAAAGTTAAAAGAACTGGAACAGATATGTATAAACTAAAATCAGGAGTTTATATAATAGCATCACCAAAATATGTAGAAGTATTTGAAAAATAATTATCGGACGCGACCGATAGCGACCGATAGCGACCGATAACATTTAGATAATATGTATAAATATTCCAGATGTAGTCGATACTCTAATAAAGGAGGTGTCGGCCATGAAAAAAATAGCATTGGAAATAACAGGGCGCATTGCATATCTAGGAATTGGAGTAGCAAGTGCTATATTAATAATGATGTAATGGTAGGCTAGGGGAGTATATCTCAGAAGATAATAAATAAATAAGGCTGGAGAAATGAATTCTCTAGCCTTTAATGTGTTATAATAAATGTGGATAAGTTAATTTTACTGACATTTTTACTGACATTTTAATTTGAAATTTTGTTAAAACGTTGGTATTGCTAATACTATAAGTTTAATATAATATAGTTACTAGATATATTAAATATGATTTATTAGTATTTAAATCGGTTTACAATGTTTAAATATCAGTGTTTTTTGATTTATTTATTTTCAAATAACTTACTGACAATTTACTGACCAGTTAAGTTTTTACTGACAAAACTGACAATTTACTGACTTAGTATATTGTCAATTTTGTCAACTGCTATCTTATCATTTTCCTTAAAAGCGTGCGCGTAGATTTTTAATGTAATAGATATGTCGGAATGACCCACGCGTTCTGATATTGTTTTTACATCTACACCAGATGCAACTAACATAGAAACATGAGAATGTCTTAATGCATGTAGCTTTTTAAATTCAAGTCCGATTCTTTTAATAAATCGTTTAAAAGTAATATCTAGATTATACGGATTATAATAATTGTTATTGCTGTTTATGCATACTGTGTCATATTCTTTTTCTTTCATTAAACCTTGTAATTTTAATTTATTTTGTCTTAATTTCTCTTTTTTTAACATATCAAAAACATGATCTGGCAGAGTGATGCTTCTTATTGACGATTCACTCTTTGGTTGCTTCATGATATATTTGCCCTCTATGTATTGTAAATTGTATTGAATTTTTATAGTTTTATTTTCGAAGTCTACACAATCCCATGTTAAACCTAAAACCTCACCACGTCTTAGACCTCCATAAATCAAAAGCTTTATAGTATTTTGAAAATATATACTTTCACTTTCTAAAGCGTTTAGTATCTGTTTTATTTCTTCTATCGAATATATTTCTTCTTCGTGTGTTTTATTGTTCTTCGGAAAGATAATAAAATCAGTAATCCTTTTATTTATCTCTTGTAATCTGTATGCTTCATTTAGCACAGCATTGCATAATTGCATTATTTTTCGTTTTGAACGATAAGCTAAATCTTTTTGAAACACATAATTAACAAATGTTTGATATTTATTTACAGTTATGTCACTTAATTTCATATTTCCCCAATAAGGTTCGACATGTTTTTTTACGATACTTTTCGCACAAGCAATAGTATTTTCAGATATCCCTAACTTGCTATCGTAATATCGATAACAGCGATTTGTAAAAGAAATGTTACTCGGCAAAGCATAAATATCATTATTTATACTATTTTTAACTTCTATTAATTTTTTATCTGCATCTTTTTTATTTATAAAACTACCTTGCGACTTTTGTTTCTTTTTGCCAACTTCATCTATATATTCTACATATACATAATATTTGTCATTTCTTTTACGTATAAAACTACTTAAGATTTTTTCCATTGGTAACCCTCCTAATTAAAAAGAGCAGCTGGTAAAACTGCCCTGATGTTTATCTATAATTTTAATATTTGTTCTTTTTTATTTTCATATTCTTCTTCAGTTATAGCACCCATATCTAGAAGTTTTTTGAATTTCATTAATTCATCTGCATCACTTGATATATTTTGACTTCTATAGTTATTTTTATTTTCTATATAGTTCTCTATATATCCTTTAATTTCTAATATTTGTTCATTATCTTTTTTAGTGAAAGAAATAGTATTTTCATCTTGTACCGCATTAAAAACTCCGCCTTTAGCCTCTTGGCTACCCATTAATATTATTTGTAGATATCCAGTAGTTAAACCAGGTTTTTTATATTGTACTCCTGTTACATTATCTAAACAGATTTTCTTTGTACCTGTAAATCCTTTATTTATCGAATTCATAATTCCTTTAGCGGTAATAGAAATAAATTTCCCTTCTAAGACAATTTCATATTTGCCGTTTGATTTTAAATTGTAAACTTTTTTAGAAGTTATAACTTGTCTTTCATTAGATTTATCTTTTTTAGATTTAAATAATCCCATAATTATCCCCCTCTTTAGTTTTCATTTTTTCTTAAATTGTAGCATATACCAATTTAATTTACACTATTTTCTAGTATAAAATAGATATTATGCTACAAAAATGATAGTATGAAGATACTAATTTACCAACAAAGAATAAAAAAGAGATATTCATTAGAAAAATTAGCAAGAAAAACTAATATTAGTAAAGCTGCACTTAATAACTACGAAACTGAAAAAAGGAAGGTGAATATATTCCAGCTAGAAGATATAGCCAAGGCTTTAGATTGTAAAATAACAGATTTGTTTGATTCTTATTGGAAGTAAGCAGAAATTTCCGTCTACATATGTGGAAATTTTACTAAAATATTCCAAAAAGGTCGTATTAGATAGTATAATAAGACTATACAAAATATTTTGTAATTTACATATACTATATATCTGAAAAATAGTATATAATATATGTAAACGATTAATTAGAACGTATGTTCTATGATTTAAGGGGGAATAATCTGGAATATGAAAGAAAAATTAATAAATGCAATAAAAAATCACAAATTAGATCACAAACATTTAAATGAAGTTATAAAGCTAGCTAAAGAAGAATTAAATAAAACAAAAGACTAGGGATTTCCTAGTCTTTTTTTATTAGTCCAAATGCCATTTTAGTTATTAATTCAAGTTGTTCATCTGTTAATTGTTCTGCTAATTTAATAGCATCATGTTCTTTTCCTGACATATCTTCTAACGGTTTTTTATTATCTACACGCCCTAGCAGATAATCTGTGGTAACGTCAAATATATCTGCTAATTGTAAAAGCGTATGGGCATCTGGTACGCTTATGCCTCTTTCGTAGCAACCGTATGCTCCTTTTGTTAAACCTATTTTACTAGCAATTTCTTGTTGTGTATAATTATTTTCCTCTCTCAGTTCTCTTAATCTTCTTGCTAACATGTTTTTCCTATCCTCCATTAAAATGCACTTTATCTATAAATATGTTATAAGTTAATTATACTTATATATTCTCTATTTATGCAAATTTTCCTCGCCTTTTTGGAATAAAATCGAAAAATTTTAGTCAAAACACTTGACAGGCTAATTTAATTTGCTATAATGTAAGTATAACAAGTCAATAAGATTTGCTTAATAATTAAAAAATCTAATTAAATTCGATTGGAGGTGATTTGATGAATAAGCTAAGAGAATACAGAACAGAGGGCAATTATAGACAAAGGGACTTAGCTGAAAAAATAGGAGTAACAAGACAAGCATTTTCTTGTTATGAATTAGGAATAGCTAAACCTCCACTAGACAAAGCTAAGAAATTAGCCGATATATTTGGAGTAACAATAGAAGATATTTTTTTTAGTAAATCAGATGAATTAAATTCGACTAATAAAAACATTGACTAATAATATTGATTGAAAGGAGATTGAAATATGGATTGTATAAACGAAATGAATAACTTAGTAGCAAGTATAGATGTAAAAGAATATGAAGGTCAACCAGTAGTTAGCAGTAGAGAGGTAGCTAATAATTTTGAAAAGCAACACAAACATGTACTTGAATGTATAGAAAATTTAAAAGAGGGGGTAGCCGAAAAATCGGCAGACCTATTTATAGAAAGTAAATATCAACATCCACAAAATAAACAATGGTACAAAGAATACTTACTTACTAGAGATGGATTCAGTTTACTGGTAATGGGATTTACTGGAGCAAAAGCATTACAGTGGAAACTTAAATATATAGAAGCATTCAACAAAATGGAACAATACATAAAAGAACAGAAACCTAAGTTACCAACTACATACAAAGAAGCATTGCAACATTTATTAGTGCAAGTTGAAGAAAATGAAAGATTAGCACTAGAAAATAAACAACAAACAAAAGTCATAGAGAAACAATCAGAGGTAATTGGAGAAATGGCTCCAAAAGCAGAGTACTTTGATGCTTTAGTAGATAACAACTTACTTACAAATATAAGAGATACTGCTAAAGAATTAGGAATAAAAGAAAGAACTTTTACAGAGTGGTTAATTCAAAAGAATTTATGCTACAGAGATAAAAAAAGAAAAATTAAACCTTATGCAAATAAGATGAAGTACTTTGAATTAAAAGAATTTACAACTGCTTGGGGACATAGCGACACACAAACACTTATAACTCCTAGAGGTAAAGAAACCTTTAGATTACTTCTTATAAAAGATGGATTAATAAAAGATCATAACAAGCAATTAGAGTTAGGATTACCAGTTAACGAAGTTACAAAATCAGATTTTTATAATTAGGAGGATTAAATATGGAAGATAATAAAAAAATTGGATTTACTTATTTGGGAGACATAAGAATAGAGAGAGCAAATGTTAGAGTGATAGAAATAGGGGCTGGAAGTCTTAAATTTGCACTAGACGAAAGATATCCTTACTACATAAAGGTTTATATAGGAGATAGCTCTGATGAAGGATTTGAATACATAGACGACATATCAGGGATAGATCCAAAAATAAATGATGATGAATTTATGACAATAGTTCTTAATTATTGTGTGCAACATGTAGAGTTTATAACAAATAAAGCAATGGAGGAAAGGGTTCAAAATTACTATAAAAAGTTAGAAAAAGAAAACCAAAAGGTAAAACAAATTTTATCTCAGTATACAGATGAACAGTTATTAAACGAAGTTAACGAAAGAGGACTTTTAGGAGGTAATTAGCATGGCAGTATATACAGGAACAGAACACTTCATAAAAAAAGAAGTAGAAGTAGTATCAGACATATTAAGAGCTAGAGGTTTTAGAGAAGAATGGAACATCATAACTCCATACCAAGCAGAAATAAAAATGTTTCACGTGTTACAAAACAAGTTTGCACTACTTAGAAAACAAGGCAATAACACAGTAGTTGATTATAGCAGATAGGAGGCATCATGTTAGCAAAATACATAGCAGCAGTAATCATATTTAACATAGGCTTCTTTTTAGGGGCTTGGTGGCACAGCATACATAATTAGGGGGTGAAAGTATGGCAAGTGAATTTGAAAAGATGTTAGTAAGAAACATGGACCAAAGCGAACTACTTCAAACAATATCAGAAAGAATTGACTTAGTTGATATCGTTGAAAAATTTCGTTATAGCGAAGACTATGCACCATGTGAATATCTAACAATAGAACAATTACAGGAGTATCTACATTGTGGCCGTAACTATGCTTTACAGGTAGCAAGATATGGACTTAGCACAGGAGAATACACAGTAAATCATATGGGGAGAAAGTATCTAGTAGACAGAATAAGCTATGACAAATATGTCAAAAGAAAACTAGGAAAGTCTTTAAAGGAGGTACTATAAATGACAAATCAAGAGTTCAGAAAAGAAGCAAATAAGCTATTTGATAAAGTTGAATACATCAACGAAAACAGTGGCTTTATAAGTGCTTTTCTAGGATTACATCACCTAAAAGGAATAGACAAACCATTTTGCAGTCTAACTCTTAGAATAGACCAATACAAAACAAAAGACACATTTCTATACACATCAACAGGAAGTAGAGACACAGAATACACAATTTCAAAGATGCATCAAGTATTAGATGCAGTTATCGAAGGTGTAAAGGAGGTGGTTAGATGAAATGTACACCAGAGGTCCTAAACTACTTAGCAAGTAAATATCCAAACATGACTGTAAAGCAACTTATAGAGTTAATGAACTCAAAATGTAACTGGAGAAATATGTATTAAACACAAAAACTCTCTAGTTGGCGCTAGAGAGTTCACATAAAAATATGTGTTTTTAAAAAAATAACTTGATTAAATTATAACATAGGAGGTCAAAAAATGAGTAGAAAATTTTTGGATTCAGAAATATTAGTATCTACAAAAGGAATGTCAAAAGAGGAATGGCTTAAACATAGACAATCAGGTATCGGGGGCTCAGATGCTAGTGCAGTAGCTGGCATAAATCCTTGGAAAACAGCAGTGCAAGTTTACATAGACAAAAAACAAGAAGAAGTAAAAGAAGTAAAAAGTTTCAGAATGGAATTAGGGAATAGATTAGAGGGGTTTGTAGCTGAATTATTTACAGAAGAAACTGGATTAAAAGTTAGAAATGTAAATGGAATATTAGCAAATGAAAAATATCCTTTTGCATTCGCTAACATAGATAGAGCTATAGTAGGAGAAAAAGCATTCTTAGAATGTAAAACTACTAACAGCTATGCTGCAAAAGATTGGGAAAATGGAATCCCAGCACACTATGAAATACAATGCTTACACTATATGGCTGTAACAGGGGCAACTCATTGTTATATAGCAGCATTAATAGGCAACCAAGAGTTTAAATGGTACAAGCTTGAAAGAGATCAAGAAACTATAGATTACTTGATGAAAATAGAAAAAGACTTTTGGGAAAATAATGTGTTAAAAGATGAAATACCTGTTCCAGATGGTTCTTATGCATATAGTGAGTATTTAAAAGAAAAATATCCGAGTTCAATAAAAGAAGAAATAGACATAACAAATTTTATAAAAAATGCCAAAGATAAGCTTAATCGCTATGATGAAATAGTTGCAGACATTAAAGCATTAGATAATGAAAAGAAAACTATAGAACAAGAAATACAAGCTGAAATGAAAGATTGCGAGGTAGCAAAAATAGGAGATAGAAAAGCAACTTGGAAATCTCAAAGTAGAAGCTCAATAGATAGTAAAAAGCTAAAAAGTGAGTTACCTGATTTAGCTGCTCAATATATGAAAACAAGTAATTTCAGAAAATTCAGTATTAAATAGGAGGTAGCAACATGACAAATTTAAAAAATCAATTACAAAATAAAGCTAATAACACTAATCAAGTTAAAAAAGCAAGCCCAAGTAAAGGAATGGAACAACTATTAACTAAAATGGGAGGGCAAATACAAAAAGCACTTCCAAGCATGGTTAGTAGTGAAAGATTTCAAAGAGTAGCATTAACAGCTTTTAGTAATAATACAAAATTACAACAATGTGATCCAATGAGTTTTATAGCAGCAATGATGCAATCAGCACAATTAGGATTAGAACCAAATACACCATTAGGACAAGCTTACTTAATACCATATGGAAAACAAGTTCAATTTCAAATAGGTTATAAAGGTTTACTAGAATTAGCTCAAAGAAGTGGAAAAATCAAAACTTTATATGCGCATGAAGTTAGAGAAAATGATACTTTTGACATAGATTACGGACTTAACCAAACATTAATACATAAACCGCTTTTAAAAGGTGATAGAGGGGAAGTTATAGGTTATTATGCAGTATATCATTTAGATACTGGAGGCAATAGTTTTATCTTTATGACAAAGGATGAAGTCTTAGAACATGCAAAAAGATTTTCAAAAACATACAACAGTGGTCCGTGGCAAACAGACTTTGATGCAATGGCTAAGAAAACAGTAATAAAACAACTTCTAAAATACGCCCCATTAAGCATCGAGTTGCAAAAAGCTACAAGTATGGACGAAACAGTTAAAACAGAAATATCAGATGATATGAGTTTAGTGAAAGATGAAGGTATAGAGGCAGAGTTTACAGAGTTGACAGATGAAGGAGCAGAGGTTGAAAATCAACAAATAGAAGGGCAACAAGTAATGGATATGTAGCTAGGTTGGGGAGCAATAAAAAAAGAAAGGAGTTTATTCTCCTTTCTCCGAGCTAACTTTAACATAATCTTTTAAAATTTTAATTATTAGATTTGATAAAGTCCTATCTTCTTTAATTGCTATTTGCTCTAGTTTTTCTCTTAAATCATTTGGCATTCTAAATGTAAATTGTTTAGTTGTCATAACACACCACCTTTATTTTTTATTTACATTTTAACATATTTAAGTAAGATAAAGCAATATCATTATATTATTTTGCAAGACAAGTATTTACAATGTAAGACAAAAATAGTATAATATAACTATAAAGATACGAAATTTGACATTTTATAAAAGGAGGCGAGCAGAATGGATGAAGGTAAAAATGAAATTAGATATCGCAAGAATAACTTTCTGAGTGAAGGTTATGGGATATTACCTAAGTTAGTTATGAGAGATAAGAAATTGCCTATAGAAGCTAAGGCTATATATGCTTATCTAGTTGCATTTGCAGGCAATAAATATACTTGTTACCCAAGTAGGGATTTAATGTGTAAAGAGCTGAATATAGGTAAAAACAGATTTACAAAATATCTAGATCTGCTAAAGGAATCAGGATATATCAAGGTAACCAATACTCAAAACGGAAATTTAAAATCAAAAAATATATATGAAATCATAATGGATGAAAGAGATAGACAAGAAATTCTTCGATGTCTTCAATTTCGAGACACCGAAGCTCGAGACACCGAAATTCGAGACCTCGAAAACAAAGACACTAATAGTAACAGTATAAATAGTAACAGTATAAATAGTAACAGTATAAATACTACTGATACTGTTATTTCTTTAGATGTTATAGATAATATATGGAAATTATATCCTAATAAGAAAGATAAAGCTAAAGCATATAAGTACATTAAAAGAATACTTACAAAAGAAAAGATAAGTGCAGAAGAATTAGAAAGAGCGGTAAAAAGATATGCTAAAGAAAAAGAAAATACAGACAAGCAATATATAAAACATGGAAGCACATTTTTTAATGGAGCTTATATAGATTATTTAGATGAAAACTACCAACCAAGTGAATCAGTTCAACCAACTACAAAAATCGAATCATCATTAGACTTGCTAGACTTGATAAATGGACCTGGGGAATAGGAGGATTTATGAACAATTATTTATACAATTTAGAATATGAAAGAATAGTTCTCGGGATGGTATTGTTAGAACCTAACTTATTTGAAGTAATACAGGATTTATCGGAAGAAACTTTTTATTTCGAATATAACAGAGTTATTTATAAAGCAATGAAGCTACTGGATAAAGAAAAATCACCGATTGATCTAATAAGTTTAGTAAATAAGATAGAACAAATAGATAATACAGTTGAAATGATGTATATAACGAATTTGAACCAATATGCTACAACAGCAAGTAATATAGAGTTTTATATTGGTGAAATAAAAGAAATGAAACAAAAAAGAGACACGATAGAACTTGCTAAAAGCCTTATAGAAGGGATTCAAACAGGGAGAAATATAAATACTTGCATTAACACTTTTGAAACTGGCACAAAGGTAAATAAAGAAGTAGATGAAGATAATGCATTAAGTTCTATAATATCAAATATGTTTGACAAGCTAGGTGAAAAAATAGAACGTGTATTAACTGGAATAAAAATAGTGGACAAGTTAACAGAAGGTGGCCTAGCTAAAAAAGAATTACTTACTATAGGAGCTAAAAGTGGAGTTGGTAAAAGCGCTATGAGCTTAAGAATGGCTATTAATATGTTAAAACAGGGCAAAAAAGTCCTAATAGTTAGTAGAGAAATGAGTAAAGAGCAAGTAGCTGAGAGAATTTTACTAAGTTACGCGGGAATAACAAGACAAGAATATCGTAGTGGAGAGTTATCCTCAGGCAAAACCAAGAAAATAATAGAGACTATGGAAAGTTTGAATACAGATAAGTTGAGAATAGACGATAGTATAAGCACGATAGCACAAATTAAAAAGGCACTAAGAATGTATAAGCCAGACGTACTGATAGTAGATTATGTACAACTATTAACTCCAACAGATACAAAAGTCTCTAGAGAACGACAGGTAGCGGAATTGTCGAGGGAATTAAAGAATATAACATTAGATTTCAACATGATAGTAATACAACTAACACAGTTAGCGGATAAAGGTACTGGAAATTATAGACCGCATGGAGAAACTTATTGTAGAGAATCAAGGGCAATATACCAAGATAGCAATCAAGTGGTTTACATACATGAAGTTACAGAAGAGAAGGAATTAGAACAAGCATGGAAAAGAACAGGTTTTAATGAAGGCACTAGACTAGAAGAATTTATCGAAAGCATGAGAGATAAAAAAGAAAAAGGCTATACATTAGTTGAAGTCATTCTGGATAAGAATCGAGATGGAGATAAAGGGTCTAGATATTATCTGTTCTGCGGAAAGGAATTAATGTATTATCCTATAGGAAATAAATAGGGGGTGCGGAGATGGAACTGTATAAAAATTACAACGAAAAAACCATAAAACTTATAAAAGAGTTAGGATTTTATGGCAAAACACCAAAGGAAATAGAATTACTAATTGTTTTAGAATTAGAAAAATGCAAGAAAAATAGCACTTATGAGGAAATAAAAACTATTGCAGAAGTTCAAGGACGTTTATTGGAGCATATAAAAACTATAAAGTAACTACAGGGGCTTAAACAAGCCTCTAGAAAGGAGGATAATCAAATGGCAAAAAGACTATCAGACTTAGAACGAAAAAAGATAAAGAGATTATACAATAAAGGATTAAGCATTTTGAATATTTCATACGAACTAAATAGAGATAAAAGCACTATAAGAAAATACATAAAGGATATGGGACTTACTAGACAGCCAAAAGTAGTAGATTTGACAGGTAAAATATATGGGAAATTAGTTGTATTAGAACTAGATCATGTAGAAAAAAGCAGAAGATACTGGAAATGTCAATGTGAATGTGGAAATACAACAGTAGTAAGAGAAAGTAATTTACAACATAGAATAACAAAAAGTTGTGGATGCCTAAAGAAAGAAACAAAAAAACATGACTAGGTGACAGTTCAAAAAATAAAACCAAGACATAATAACGGTGGTGTATTCTTCTTGCAAGCTGGAGAAATAAAGTTAAAGGGCAATTACGAAAGCGAGAAAAAATGCAGCAAAGTAAAAGAATACAAATTAAGTCCTGAGGAGTTGCAAGTCTATTTGAAATCACTAGAAACAAAAAAAGTAAAGAGAAGGGGTGAATAGTAATGGAAAAAAATATAATCGAAGTGAAAAATATAAAAACTGGAGAAGTATTAGAGTTTACAGGCCAAAATGCAGTAGCGAAGTATCTTACAGGTGTATATGGCAAGAAAATATACGCTGGAGCTGTAGCATCAGCTATAAGACAAAGCGTTCCGTATAAAAAGGAATGGGAAATAAATTTCATAAAAAATGCTAATAAAAAAATATGCGATTATTGTGGCAAAGAATATACAAGTAATAGAGCAAATCAAAGATTTTGCAGTGATACTTGTAGAGAAGAATATCGTGCATGGAAAAAAAGAGGACCAGCGATAAACAGTGAGGCGAAAATAACAAAAGACAAAGAAAAATTAGTACATAAATTAGTAACAATGTTAGCACCATATAGAACAGCAAAATAGGAGGGAATATGGATAGATATACATCAAATAAAAATGGAGAAGGATATGCAGATAACACAGCATATAAAGCTATAAGAAATGTAAGTATGACAGAAAAAAATAAAGTTAGATTTCTTATTCCAGGAGAACCAATAGCAAAAGAAAGACCTAGACTTGGAAAGAATGGAAAAGTATATACACCTAGAAAAACACATAACTTTGAAACAACATGTAGTTTAGCTTACGGAAACAGACCTAGATTAGAAGGCGAGAAATTAAGAGTTGAAATATTATTCAATTTCAAAGTACCGAAAAGCTATAGCAAGAAACAACGAAATAAGGCTCTAGATGACAAAATAGGACCAACTAAAAAGGATATTGATAATTGTATCAAGGCAGTACTAGACGGATTAAATGGAATAGCATGGAGAGACGATAGATATATTCATGAAGTGATAGCAAAGAAACAGTTTGCTGAGAAGTCTGAAATAATAGTAGAAATAACGGAGTTGTAAAATGGAATTTGAATGTGAAAATCTTACAACTTTAGGCTGTGAGAGAATGGATTCGGTAAAAGAGTTAATGCTGCTGGAACAAATAGAAAGCAACGAAGAACTTGATTTAAATAGAATTTGTAAAAATCAATGTTGTAAAGATTGTGACAATACAAATCAATGTTGCTATACATGCGGTCGAATTTATTGGAAGGATCCAGCAGAAGAATTTGAAAAAGAAGAAATAAAGCAAGTTGATTATGAACAACTGACATTCTTTTAGGAGGGAATTACACTGGAATTTAAACACATAATAAGGTTTTATGGGGAGCCTAAATTAAAGAAACCAAAAGAATTAAAGGGGATAAAATCAGAATTTTCGGTAGACTACATTGAGGGAAAATGTAAATGTCAAGTGTTTATTGAAGGGAATAATCTTTGGATAAAACATAGAGACTATTTTAGTCAACCTATAAAATATGAAAAAGAAGACTATGGAGCTCCACTTGGAGTATTAATTAAAAAATATTGCGATAGAAGTAAAAATAAAAAATTTGTATATGAGGATTCTTGGGGAGAACTGATAGCAAGAAATGAAGCTTGGATATGCTTGGTAGATTTCAGGATGGATGTTAAAAATAAGCACCCATTGGAGTTACTTCCTGAGATTCTAAGACAACAAGAGCAAGCATGTGGATTTGATGAATATGAACTTGTTTGTACAAATATGGAAAGAATGTATGAAAGAATCATATTAAAATTTTATGATCCAAACAAGATATATTAGGAGGATGATATGAACAAAGAAGAAATGGAAAGTGCTGCTGGAATCATATGCACTTTATTAAAAGGATTATTAGAAGAAACTGGATTATACATAGCTGTTGATAAAAAGACAAAAGAATTTGTTTTTATCGAAAGAGAAAGCTTTGATAGAGGAGATAGCAGAGGAAGAACAGCTAGAGTATCTATGGAACAAATAAATGTAAAGGAATAGAGAAAAAATGAATAAAAAAGAAAATACAATAAAATACTTCATGAAGGCATCAGAAAATGAGGAATTATTTACAACTATCGCAATGGAAGAATGTGCAGAATTAATTCAAGCAATAAGCAAAGCAAAACGAGGCAAATTGGATGCTGACAACATGGCAGAGGAAATAGCTGATGTACTAATAGGAATTGAATGGCTTAAAGAATTATATGATATTGATGCTTTAGAAGTACAAAAGTGGATAGCATATAAACAAAACAGAATCGCAAAAAAACTGGAAAATAGGGGGTAAGTATATGGCAGAGCAATACAGAAAATTAGGTGATAAAGATGAAATGTAAATACTTTAAAAAAGAAACTGGCGATAAATACTGCAGCAACTATTTAGGACCACAAATAGTAGGAGCATATGGAGAAGGAACGATTATAAAACATAACTGTAAAGATAAATGCAAGTATATTGATTGTAAGAAACTTGAAGAATTACAAGGATTAAAAAGGGGATGATTAATTGATATTAGCAAGATACAAAGAATTAGTCGAACTGGCTAAGAAATACATAGAAAAGGGATATAGCACATTGGAAGCAATTAAATTAGCTGAAAAGGAATTGGAGGGACTATATGAATAAAAGAATAAAGATAAAAAAGGGCATCTGGCATAAAGAATGTGATTGTAGATGTGATAACTTTATAAGAATTTTAAGAGGAAGTGCATTATTAGTTTTTAATTGCAAGAACTGCAATTTAAGACCAGAGAGGGTAAGAAATGTAATATTGACTATGTTAGATGAAGATGAAGAAATACAAGAGTATACATATAGAGAAGAAGCTATAAAGACAATGTATAAAGAGAGAGTAGTAAATCCGATTATTAATGCTATGAAAAATCATAATTATAGAAAAATAATATTACCAATATATGTACCAGGAGTAAAAATAAAAGATATAGATATTGAATTTATGAAAAGACAAATTGAAGCTAAAAAATTAGAGATAATCAAATTTGAGTTATCCTCAATACAATATAGATACACATATAACATGGTTATAGAAATAAAAAGAAAAGATGTTACTATATATGATCATCATAAGCAAAACAATACAATTCATTTGATAGGAGGAAAATAAAATTATAGGGAATATATACGAAAATAAAAAACTACTGGAGGGGAAATAATGGAAGACAGAAAAGAATCGATAAAAAAAGCATTACTAACAATAAAAAAAGAATGTAGTAGATATGATGAATGCGAAGATGGACAATGCATAGTATTGGAATTACTGCCTAGTCTTGATATATGTCCGTTATACCATAATAGTCCAGAAGATTGGGAGATAGAAGAATATGAATAGAGTAATAGCAGATGCAATAATCATAGTGGTTATTGGTGCATGGATAGTGAGTAGATTATGCATGTAAGATACAAATAATTGACATAAAAAAAGGAATGCTTTCACATTCCGACAAATTCCTTAATAATATTATAACAGGAGTGTGGGAGCATGGCTAGTAAAACAATAGAAAAAGATAAAACATTTTCAGATGCAGAAGGTAAGTTATACAATTATAATTCTATGAAAATAGAATTAAACAGTCTAAAAATAGATTTAGAATATTTAGAAATAGATTACAAGGGATGCAAAGCTATTAGCTATGCTGACGAAAGAACAGGACAAACAAATAACATAAGCAATACAGTCGAAAATGAAGTACTTGCAAAAGAGAGACAGATAATAGAAATAGAAAATAAGATACATAAAAAAGAGAGACAAATTAGAAAAATAGAAAATGCACTAGAGCTGCTAAAAGAAGAAGAGAAAAGACTTGTTAGCTTTAGATATTTCTCTAATAGAAAAAAAGCACCAAGCTGGTTAGATGTAGGAGAAGAAATAGGATATAGTGATAAAAAATGTAGAATTATGAGAAACGATATAATAAATAAAATAAAATCACTTATATGATTTCCGTAAAAGTTCCGTAAAGTTACCTCATAATTTCCGTAAAAGTTCCTTTTTTGGACAGAAAACTATAGTATATTTGTATTATAGGAAAATATAAAGGTTGTTTTTTTTACGAACTCTTATTGAATGTCAGATAGCCTGGTAACCTATTTGACTAGTATAATTGCTACAGTTTTTTTAAAACATTGGTTTTTTCTTGGCACAGACTTGTGTCCTCCCTAAGTATTAAGTATATAATTAACAACTTAGTTATGACAGGAAATGGCTGGGGGTAAAACCTCAGCAACGTGCAAGTAATGGAAATCACTCCCCCATGTGATACAGGTTCGAATCCTGTAGCTTGCTAATTGTAATTACTATCATACAACAACAGAAACAGATTTTAATCTCATACTCAATTTGAAAAAGAGCCCTTCATGGGCTCCTTTTGTTGTGCAAAGAAAGAGTTGATCTAAATGAGTAGAAAAATATTTCAAAGAAAAGAGTATTCAATTTATAGATGTAGTGACGGATTTGTTGTACATAATACAAACAAGAAATTTGAAAACGGGCATACACATGTAAATAATTTTTATAAAGCTAAGATACTGGTTATTATGGCTATAAAAAGAGAGATAGACGATAAGCTAAGTAAAAGAGATATAGAAAGTCTTATTAGATTAACGAATGATAATAGATATAGAAATAAATTGATAAATAAATTAGAAAGGAGTGGTATTAATGGCGAAATTGACAGCTAAACAAAAGAAGTTTGTAGAAGAATACTTAATAGACCTTAATGCCACTCAAGCGGCTATTAGGGCTGGATATAGCACGGAATCAGCAAAAGAAATTGGTTGTGAAAACTTAACGAAACCTAACGTAAAAGCTGAAATAGACAAAGCTATAGCGGAAAGAAGTCGAAGGACAGGTATTAATCAAGATAGAGTTTTAAGGGAATTAGCAAAGATAGCATTTGTTAATCCAGGAGATGTAATAAATTTAAATCAAGCTACTGTAAAATCAGATGCAAAAGAAGAAGATTTAGCAGCTATAGCAAGTGTAAAAATAAAAAACATACCAACAGAAGATGGAGAAATAACAGAAAGGGAAATAAAACTATGCGACAAACTAAAAGCATTAGATTTACTCGGTAAACATCTAGGAATATATGACAAGAAAGATGCTGAGGATAAAAACCTAACAATAACAATCAATAAGGCAAGTGAAAAAAATGGAAATTAATATAACTTGCAATGATCACTTTGAAGATTTTGTTTTAGATTGGAATTATAAATTTTATTTTCTTGTTGGTGGTTATGGTAGCTCTAAAAGTTATCATGTGGTCCAAAAGCTGCATCTAAAATTATTACAAGAAAAGAGATTAGCATTAGTTGTAAGGGAAGTATATGACACTATACGAGATAGCTGCTTTTCACTTTTACAAGATGTAGCGGTAGATATGGGAATATACGATATGCTTAAATTTAAGACATCGCCAATGCAAGTAACATATCCTAATGGAAGCAAGATAATTTTTAAAGGTATGGATAAACCGGCTAAATTAAAATCCATCAATGGTGTATCTATTATATGGGTTGAAGAATGTTCCGAGGTTAAATATGAGGGCTTTAAAGAACTTTTAGGACGTTTAAGACATCCTACACTCAGTAATCACATTATACTTAGTGAAAACCCTATAGAAAAGGCTAACTGGACTTATAAGCATTTTTTTATTGATGAAGAAAATAATAAGAAAATACTTGATGATGAAAAACTTTATATTGAAAGAATTATCAAGACAAATAATACATACTATCATCATTCCATTTGTGATGACAATTATTTTCTACCTCAGGACTATATAAAAGAGCTTGATAACATGAAAGAATATGACCCAGATTTATATAGAGTAGCTAGACAAGGTAGATTTGGTATAAATGGTACTAAAGTATTGCCACAATTTGAAATGATGGACCACGATTTAGTTATGGCCAAAGTAGGTTCTATACCTTCTAGATTTTATAGAGCTGGTATGGACTTTGGATTTGAAACTTCATACAATGCATTAGTTAGAATTGCTATAGATGATGTAAATAAAGATTTGTATATTTACTGGGAATATTATAAAAATCATATGACAGATGATAAGACTGCTAAAGAAATAGATGAATTTAGAGTAAATAAAGAGTTAATAAGAGCAGATAGCGCTGAGCCCAAGACAATTAGATTTTATCAGCAAGAAGGTTTTAAAATGATAGGGGCTAAAAAATATCAAGGCTCTAGGCTTCAAAATACTAAAAAAGTAAAAAGATTTAAGCATATATATTGCTCAACTAAATGTGTTAATGTAAAAAAAGAATTGAAGGAGCTAACATATAAGCAAAATGAAAAAGGTGAGAATATATATGATGAATTTAATATAGACCCTCATACTTTGAGTGCTATTTGGTATGCATTAGATGGCTATGAGGTTGCAGATTATAAAAGACATTATCACAGTAGATAGAAAGGAGGTTACAAGATGCTTAATAGTTATCAAGAGTTTGTTACTGCTGAACTTACTGGATTGTATGGCTCGGCAGTATTACAAGAAATGAACGATATACTAAGACTATATGACATATACGAAGGTCGAGAAAACTTTATAGACAAGTCAGAAGAAAAAGACTATACACAGACAGAAAAAAGAACAAATCTGATTAAGAAGCTTATAAAAGAAGAATCTAGATTTTTATTCGGTAAGACTCCAGAGTTATACATTCAACCTAAAAATGATACAGATGCTGATAAAGATAAAGCTGAAGAAATAAATCTTTATTTAAATAAAATATTAAAAGATAATCTATTCTCAGAAAAACTTGTAAAAGGTGCTAGAGACTGCTTTATCGGTAAAAGAGCTGCTATTAAATTATATGCTAACCAAGATACAAAAGAGATTAGGATAATGTTTTTACCTAGCTTGGAATTTATCTATGAGAGTGACGAGGAAAATCCTAACGAACTTAAAAAGATAATATTCTTCTATCAGACAAATAAGGAAGTTGAAAAAGACAAGCAACGTATTTGGAAGCAAAAGTATGAAATGGTAGATGGAAGATGCATATTAAATGAAGGTATCTACAATGGTAATGGGATATTAATAGAACCTATAAATGTAGATGTAGACTTGCAATTAAGCGGTATTCCTTGCTATGTAATCATCAATGACGGACTAAGTGGCGACCCATTTGGAGAGAGCGATGTAAAAGAGCTTTTAGATAATCAAATTCAATACAACAGACTATCCTCAGAAGATGTAGACACACTTAGAAAAGGTATGGATAGGATTATTTATGGTGTCGACATAGACCCAGAAGCATCTGAAAAATTTCAACTAAAGCCTGGAGCATTTTGGGACGTACCAACAGACCCTACAGCAGAAGGGAAACAAGCTACACTAGGTACAATACCGACAGACTTTGGTTATGGAGACAAGATAGAAAACTCATTAAAACGTATTAAGTCAGATATGTACGAGATGCTAAATATACCAATGCTATCAAATGACGAGCTAAAAGGCATGATGACATCAGGCAAAACTATGAAAGCACTGTATTGGCAACTTATTACTAGATGTGAAGAGAAGATGATGGCATGGCGACCAGCTTTAGAGTGGTTAATAAGAGCAATACTTGAAATTACAGAAGTGTATCAAATAGAGAAATTACCGCAGCTTGATTATACTGTTACAGTCGAAAATAACTATCCTTTACAGGAAGATGAAGACGAAGAAAAGACGTTAGACTTGCAACAAGTAAATGCACAGGCTATGTCTAGAAAAACATTCATCAAGAAATGGCAAGGTGTTACAGATGATGTGGCTGATGCTGAAATAAAACAAATAGCATTAGAAAGAGAAATGTTAGAAGAAAGTTATGTATCTGGAATGAGTGATCCAGTTGAATAATTTTTTTAAACAAAAGAATAAAACTGAAAAAGAGATGACTAGAGAAATAAAAAAAGCATATAAGAGAGTAGCAAATAATTTGATTAAAAGATTGGCTCTAGTTAATCCAGATACGATGACATATGACTATTTAAGACAAACTGCTAAGTATCTAGAAAAGGAATATAAGAAGCTTAATAAAAGACTTAATAAAGATATAGAAAAGGCTATTGTAAACACCGTAGAAGGCTATACACAAAGCCAAGTAGAGTTTTACAGTGATTTATGCAAACCTCTATCTAGTAGCTTTGAAGATATGTTTATTAAAGTGAATAAGCAAGTTTTAGACAATGTTATTACAGGCAAAATGTATGGAGATAACATAAAACTTTCTGACAGACTTTGGAGCAATCACAACAAGACTGTAAAGACTATAAACGATATACTCACAGATGGATTTATTAGTGGTAAAAACAGTAAAGATATAGCTAAAGACTTAGAGGTTTATTGTAATCCAGATTATTTAAAGGAATACGAAAAGTTTACTATTCATCCTAAAAGCAAAAACAAGGTTGAATTTAATTCATATAGATTAGCAAATACATATATAAATCATGCATACCAAGAAGCAACAAGGCAAAGTGCTAAGCATAATCCATTTGTAGAAAAAGTTGAATGGCTAAGCGGAACAGACGATACTGTATGCGATTTATGTAAAGAACGAAACGGAAAGAAATTTGATAAAAATAAAGTACCTTTAGACCATCCACTTGGCAGATGTACACTATTACCAGTCATAGAAGATGATTTAGAAGATATAGCTAGAGAGTTAAAAGACTGGGCTAATGGTGGTAAAAATGAAAAGCTTGATAAATGGTTTGAAGCATGGGAGGTATAAATAATGGAACTGTGTGAAGAAAAACTAAAAGAATACTTAACTGTATTAGGATATAGAGAAGAAGTCCAAGATAGATTGATAAAATTTGCTAGAGAAATTAACAAACTTATTAATCGAATTACAGAGTTTTTAGATGCAAATTCTATAAATAATCAAATAAGAACTAAAGCTAACAAAGAAATCAAACAAGAATGGAGAAAAGCTTTCAAGTTGAAATCTCAAGTAATAAACAGAAAGCCGAATTTTATAAGATGTAGAAATTGTTGTTAGGAGGATAACATGAAAAAAGTGTTTTTAGGTGGAACTTGTAACGATAGCAAATGGAGAGATAAATTGATTCCAATGCTCGATATAGATTATTTTAATCCAGTAGTAGATGATTGGACTGAAGAATGTTACCAAGAAGAATTAAGACAAAGAGAAATATGTGACTATTGTTTATATGTTATAACTCCTAGAATGACAGGAGTATATAGTATAGCAGAAGTAATAGATGATAGTAATAAAAGACCTAATAAAACTTTATTCTGTGTGCTAATATCAGATATAGATTATATACCTGATATTAGATGGAATGAAGAATCGAATAAATTTTTTATAGGACATGATGAAACAGAAAAACAATTTGATGAAGGGCAAATGAAATCTTTAGACAAAGTTGGTGTTATGGTAGAAAGAAATGGTGGGAAATATTTTAAATCACTAGAAGAAGTTGCAAGTTATTTAAATAAAGTTGGAACAAAAAAAATAAGAGGAGTCGAAGGAATTTCTAATTGGGTTAAAAGAGGACATGAAATACTTCCTGAAGACAAGTGGGAGTACTGGGATGAAATTGTTCCAATAAGAGCCAAAGACCTCTATGAAGGAATGGAATTGGATTGCACATTAGACATAGAAGAAATATTACAAACAAAAACAGAGGATAGTTTTAAAAGAGCTAGTAATGAATTAGATAGTCAAGGTCATTCTGGAATGTCATATGGCTTAATGAAAGCAATGATAGCACAGTTTTGTACAAATGGCAAAGAGTTTGTAAAATACTTAGAAGGATAAGGAGAGTAAATAAATGAAATTACAAGATACAGTAGATTTAATGTTAGGAACAGATTTTAAAGATAGATTTAAAGCTGAATATTATCAACTAGATAATAGAATAGCTGGATTGCAAAGAATGCTAGAAGGATATAAAAATGGAACTCTTAATTTTACTCCTAACTGCTCATATGAAATATTACATGCTCAATTAGTATGTATGGAAGCATACAGAAATGTATTAGAAGAAAGAGCAAAAATAGAAAATATAGAATTATAGGAGGACTTTATGAACGAACAACAATTTTTAGATTGGTGTAAAGAGGAAGTTGTAAAATATACTAATAATCACTTAGATAAATCAGATAACAAGCAAATAACGAAAAATGATGTGTTTATGGTTTGGTGTGTTAAGGTTTTACAAAATAACAAAGCATTATTAAGTACAACTTTATTCGACGGAATGTATTATGAATGTACATACAATGGAGATAAAAAAGAAATGTACATAGATGCTTATAAGAAATGGGAGAATTACAAAGTTGAG